AGCGCGCGACAAGTGGGTGCAGGAGATCCTGCCGCTGCTCGATCGCCAGCGCTACCTCACCGAGGATGGCGCGCTCATGCGTGATGCCGACCTGGTGGGCGTGCTCAATTCGGCATGGGATACGATCGCGACCGGCGGCCTGAACAAAATGGAGCCGGGCAAAGGGGGTGGGACTGGCGCCAAGGCCAACGCCGGCAGCCAGAGTCGGCAGATCCATTTCCGGGATGCCGACGCATATCTGCAATACATGAGCCGTTACGGAGGCGGCAGCATGTACGATGCGATGCTCGGGCACATCGGCGGACTATCGCGCGATATCGGCCTGGTGGAGCGCTACGGGCCAAACCCGGCGCAGCAGATGCGGCTGCAGTTCGACCTGGCCAAGCAGGCCGACACCGGCGTCGAGCGTTCTTTCGGTGTCACTCCGCAAAGTTACTGGGACATCGTCAGCGGCAAGACCGGCATGGCCGAGAACGGCAAGCTCGCCCAGATTGCCCAGGATGCCCGCAATATTCAGGTATTCGGCAAACTGGCCGGCGCGGTCCTGTCCAGCGTTACCGATGTCGGCACCTACTTTGTGACGACCGGATTTAATAAATTGTCCTACTGGGACGCGCTGAAAAACATCGGCAAGCAATTCGACGGCGAAACCCGTGACTTCCTGACCATGCACGGGATTATTGCCGATTCGATGGTCTCCAATCTGAACCGCTGGAGCGGCGACAACATCAAGAACAACTGGTCCGGCCGGCTGGCTAATTCGACTATGAAGCTGTCGCTCATGAATGCCTGGACAGATACCTTGCGCCGGGCTTTTTCCATGACCATGATGAACGGGCTGGCGCGCATGTCGAAAACCGACTGGGTAGGCCTGTCCGAATGGGACCGTTCGCACCTGACCCGCAAGGGCATCACGGAGGCAGACTGGCAGGTGATCCGCGCCGGCCAGTTGACGGACTTCAACGGCGCCGACTTTCTGACACCGGAAGCAATCCGGGCCAGCGGCGACACGCGAGCCGGCGAGGTGGTGGCCAAGGTGCTGGGCCTGATCACCGATGAATCGGAATATGCGGTGCTCAACCCGGATCTGGCAACCAAGGCACTCAGCAGTGGTGGCGGCACGGCGCGCGGCACGATCCGCGGCGAACTGGCGCGCTCGGTGATGCAGTTCAAATCCTTCCCGATCGCGATGATTTCCCGCCACTGGCGCCGGATGCTGGATGCGCCGCAGGGCATGGACGGTGCTCCGGCACTGGCAAACCGCCTGATGTACGGCGGCGCCATGATGGTGTCTCTGACCGCCCTGGGCGCGATCGCTTTCCAGAATAAGCAAATCGTCCAGGGTAAAGATCCTATCGACATGACTACCGGGAAATTCTGGATGCGCGCCATGGCCCAGTCTGGCGGGCTCGGCATTGTCGGTGACTTCCTGCTGACCGATCCGAGCGAAAACCCGGGTGATGCCACGGCCAACGCCATCAAGAACGTGGCCGGGCCGACCGTCGGCAGTGTGTTCGATATCGGCTATAAGCTCGGCGTCGAGAACATCTACGAGTCGGCCAATGGCAAGGATTCGCACTTCATCGCTGAGGGCATCCGCACCGCGCGCAGCCACCTGCCATACGTGAATCTCTGGTACGCAAAGGCAGCGCTTGACCATGCCGGCCTGCATGCATTACAAGAGAACCTGTCCCCGGGATATCTGGGCCGCATGCAGCGCCGCGCGCAGAAAGACTGGGATCAGGATTACTGGTGGAAGCCGGGAACGGGAGGGCCGAACCGGGCACCAGATTTGACCGCAGCGGGAGGGGATTGAAGATGCGACAGGATCAGTATGAAAAGCTGCAGCAGCTGACCGAGAAGCTGACGGATGTCTTCCTCGATGAGGCAGATCCGGACAAATGGCCCGGCGCGAATCTTGAATCGGGCACCATGGACCAACAGACGCGGGGCGACCGCTACTGGTGCAAGAAGAACGCGGCGGCAACCCTGACCGTGATCATGAAAACCGCCAACCTGGTTGGCGTGATTCAGCAGCGCAGCGCTGGCGGTGAAGAGGGCGGCGCAGCAGTCGAAGGAGAAAAGCCGGAAGTCGACAGCCTGGATGCTGAAATCAAGGCTGCTGAGAAGGAAGCCGCGCGCTTGCTCAAGAAGATCCAAGACGGCACGGGCAAGGATAAATTCGACAAGAAAGTCCATGGAAAGTAAGCCGGTCAGCTTCTTAGCCTTTTTCCTGATCTGGGCAAAGGTCCAGAACTGGAAAGTGCCGCTGCTGCATGTACGAGTTTGCCAATGGCTGGAGACATGCACCGACCCGGTTCGGGTGCTGATGATCTTCCGGGGTGCGGCCAAGTCTACTATCTACGCGGTGTACAAGGCGTGGCAACTCTACTGTGATCGCAGTGCCCGATCCCTAATTTGGGCTGCTGATGGGCCGCTCGCAAAGAAGCTAACCCGTGACACCATCAACGTGCTGCGCCGCCATCCTCTGTGCGTCGGCATGCTGCCTACGAAGCCTGGCGCTCAATCCTTCTGGGTGAACGGTTCCACAGATGCCCGTAACCCCAGCATGAGCGCAGTCGGTGTGAATCAAAATGCTACCGGTTCCCGCGCTGACGATATCGATTATGACGATATCGAGGTGCCGAAGAACATTAAGACAGCAGAGGCGCGCGCCAACCTGAGAACAAAGATTGAGGATTCCACCTTCATTATCGTGCCAGGCGGTCAGGAAACCTATATTGGCACGCCGCACACTCATGATTCCATTTATCCGGAACTGGTTTCAGCCGGCGCTGCGCTCCTGAAGATTCCGCTTTTCGAAAGTGCTATCCGGTATGAAGACACCAGCAAGCGGACCCGGTACCCATTCCCGTTCAAAGCAGGTGATGATGGTCTGTATGTCATTACAGGCATTCATAAATTTGCCCGGCTGCTGAAGGAAGGGACCGATTACCACGTCGAAGGGCAGGAAGTCGTATTTGCCAAACCGCCTGGCGTGCTGATGGATATCTACGCGCACTGCGCCTGGCCAGAGCGTTTCACCAGGGACGATGTCATCAAGCGTAGAAGGAAGACGCGCACTATCAACTACTGGGATTCTCAATATATGCTGGAAGCCAAGCCGATTAACGAATGCCGCCTCGACCCGGCCAAGATCAAAGCCTACGACCTGCAGCCGCGGATCGAAAACGCCAATCGCCAGGTGCGCATGCTGCTCGGGAATGTCCAGATCGTCAGCGGCCGGGCGTATTGGGATCCATCCCTGGGCAAGGCTGGCGGCGATGCCTCTGCTTTTTCTGTGGTCTACGATGACAACCTTGGCAATTATTACTGGCACGTCTGCGATGGACTGACCGGCGAGTTTGCCGAGTTCAACGATTCCCGCAATACCGAGATCATCGGCGGCCAAGTTCTGCAGGCCTGCGACATCATCGCCCGCTGCAATATCCTGCATGTATACGTCGAGACCAACAGCGTCGGCTCCTTCGTCGGCAAGCTCCTGCAGCGAGCGCTTAAGCAACGGGGCATGTCCTGCGGGGTGACCGAGATTGTCCAGAATGCCAACAAAAACGACCGCATCCTTGGCGCCCTGGAAGCGCCCATGAAATCCAGCGTCCTGTGGGCGCATGTCGATGTCTTGGAAGGGCCGCTATGGGACCAGATGAAAGACTGGAATCCAGCAGTCAAGCAGCAGCCCGACGATTACCTGGACAGCGGAGCCGGGGCCATAGAGCAGGCACCAGTACGCATAAATAAATTAGTCGGGAAACCGACCGAGGCATCGCGTGATGATTGGCGCCAATCAGCGGGCGTCTTCGAGGTGACGCTCGAAGCCTAGACGCCGAGCTTGTCGGCGTTCTCTAACGAGAGGTCGCCGTGCCAGTCACCGTTCAAGAAACCGTTTTCCCTTATGTCGGCAATGGTGTAACGACAGTTTTTCCCTATGACTGCCAAGTCCTGCAAGAATCGGATTTGTACATCACTATCGACGGCGAAGAAGTTGCCAGCGGATTCACAATCTCAGGGATCGGTGAGGAGTCCGGCGGAGCAGTGACCTTTACGACGGCACCGGCGGATGGTGCTGTCGTCATCATCGAGAGGACCGTCGCGCTAGAGCGCATCACGGATTACCAGCAGAACGGGGATTTCAAATCTCCCACTGTGAACCAAGACTTCGACCGCCTTTGGATGGCGATGCAGCAGCACAAAAGCAGGATTGGCCGCTCGTTGCAGTTTCCCACTGGGGACGAGACAAACCCTGAACTTCCTGCT